AGTGTACATACTGCGGAAAAGAAAAAGGAATAGGATTTTAAATAATAATTCACTTTTATGAAAAGGAGAGGTAAAACATTGAATCAAATTGAATATGAAATTTTAGAATATGTTAAAAATACAAACAAAATCGCCCAAATCAAAGAGGTAAGAAAGGAAACTATTGAGAGTATTTTTTGTGTGACTTGGGCTGAATTTACTGACATCGTAAATAAATTGGTTGAAAAGAATTATTTGACCAAACCATTTTATAGTGATAATAATTTATGCAGTTTTAATTCAAATATTACATATGAAGGGTTATCAGAAGTTGAAAAGTATGATCAATAAAATATACGTATTATCTAAAATAAGGAGGTATAAAATTGAATACAGAGTATCTTAAAGAACAGCTAGAAAATATTATGTCTTTTCGTGATACATATAAAACTACTAAAACAGAAGATAAATATTTACATAATGAATTATCTAAAGTAGTAAGGTTGATTAAAAATAAAATATGGAATGAAGAACATGATGAGCGCAATAAAAGCCTACTTAGAACGAAAATTATTGATGGCGTTGAAGTTGTAATACCTGAATTTATGAACGGTTTTGGTGAAGAGTATCAATATAAATTTATTGATGGTGATTTGTATGTAATCCCAACTAAATATAAAGAAGATAAAGATGGTTCATTTCATCAATGGGCACATGTGTACATAAAAGAAAATGAGAATAAACATACTCGACTCACTGTAAGTGTATTAGGTAAAGATAAGTACGGTGATCGGATTTTTACTGAAGCAGAGTATTTTAAGAAAGTAGAAAGTTTCTTTAGATATTTAAGTAAGAACTATGGTAAGAATGATAGATTTCCAGAGAAGTTTAGAAAACAAGTTGAAACAATTATCGCTGAGTACAATAAATTAGATGGGGTAATTGATTTCAATCCACTTAAAAAATAAAATACATAAAAAGGAATGATTCTAAATGCAATTCACTTTAACAGAAGAACAGTACAGTAAAATTAAAAAGGATGTAATAACAAGTCAATTCGATTTTACATTTGAAAAGAATAAACTGAAAGCATACTTAGGGGAGGACTTATACAGCTCACTAAAGAAATCCAAAGCTATTATTGCAGGTGGAATGATCTCAAGTTTATTCACTAATAAAGACATTAATGATGTAGATGTGTATTTCCGTGATTACAATTCACTTTATTTATTCGCAGAACAAACTCTATCAGGAAATCATGTAGTCTCACACACAAAGAAAGCTACACAATTCATTAAGAAATACTTAGATGAACAAATTCTAGTACAGATCATTCATTATCGTACATATGCGAAAGTTGAAGATATTTTTGATACATATGATTTTACAGTTTGCATGGGTGCATATGATTTTGAAATTGAAGAATTCATTTTACATTCAGAGTTCTTAAAGCATAATTCACAACGTATTTTACGATTTAATTCAAATACAAGCTACCCACTAATTTCAGCTATTCGTACACAAAAGTATGAAGATAAGGGATATAAAATTTCAAAAGCAGAATATTTCCGGGTTCTGATGACGTGTATGACATTGGACATTAAATCTTATGATGAGCTAAAAGAACAATTAGGTGGAATGTATGGTGAGTCTTATGATCGACTATTTGATGATGTAAAAGATGAAGAGTTTGATTTAAAAGTAGCTATTGATCGTATTGCAAACTTCTCTAAATCAGAAGACTATTTTAAAGAATATCGTCCAATTGATTATGATATTGATGAAATTTTAGATGATTTAGATAAGGGTGAAAGATTAGTAGTTAAATTAAAGGATGGTAATGAATACAGAGTTATTAATGGTGAAGTAATTGGAGAATACGAATCAGAAAAGGAAGCAATTGAACTTGATGTTAATGAATTTTATAAAGATAAGAAATTCTATAAGTTTGTTGAAAAAAACAGGCGACAAGCTACGGAGCTTTCATCGTTCGTCATTTGAATATGTAATCGGTAAAGAAGTTAAAGCAGAGAAAGAATATGTTAAAGGTTCATATGGTGGTAGTGGTAAATTATTCTTCAATCATAAAAACAAATTAAAAAAATCAACTTATTATAACAATAGTGATAATGTGTTAATTGAAGTTGAAATTGATGGAACAGATGTAATTGAAGATGGATCGTATGAAATAACTGCGACTAAATGTAAGGTAATTCGAGAAGTGCCAGATGTAGAATGGAAAAAGTGGCATGGAATTAAGGATGAACCTAAAACTGAAGTATCAACTGAAATAAACAGTGCTGATATTGAGGATTTATGGTAATTGACTTAAATAATATTCTGCTTTTATAAAATTAAAATAACTATTACATAAATTAAGGAGAGACTTAATATGCAATTTAAAAAATACCAACATTTAGAGCGATACGGAACTGATGATGTAGCAGATATTGAATTCGGAGAAGTATTGATCTTCCCTAATTTAGACGGAACTAATGCTAGTGTATGGTTAGATGAAGAAGGAAATATTAAAGCAGGTAGTTGAAATCGAGAACTGTCTTTAGAGAAAGATAATGCAGGATTCTATGAATATGTGTTGAGTAATGAAAATATTAAGAGCTATCTAAAAGCGCATCCTACTCATCGATTATATGGTGAATGGTTAGTACCTCACTCACTAAAAACTTATCGAGAAGATGCTTGGCGTAAATTCTATGTGTTTGATATTACTATTGATAAAGGCGAAGATAGTGTAGAGTACATTCCATATGACATCTATAAGCCTTTATTAGAAGAATACAACTTAGATTTCATTATTCCTATTGCCAAAGTTGTAAACAGTAATTATGAAGCGTTTCTAAAATCTTTAGATAAGAATCAATTTTTGATTAAAGATGGAGCAGGAGTAGGTGAAGGGGTTGTAATTAAGAACTATAACTTCTACAACAAATATAAACGTCAAACATGGGCTAAGATCGTTACTACTGAATTTAAGGAAATACATAATAAAGCTATGGGGTATAATGAAATTAAAACAGGGAAGATGATCGAAGAGGTTATTGTAGATGAGTATTGTACAGAAGCATTCATTGAAAAAGAATACGCTAAAATTGTAAATGAAAATGAGGGTTGGACAAGTAAATACATTCCTATGTTATTAGGTAGAGTGTTCTCAGAGTTAATCAAAGAGGAGACTTGGAATATCATTAAGAAGCATAAGCAACCTAAAGTTGATTTTAAAACTTTGAACCATCTTATTATTCAGAAAGTAAAAATGACTAAACGTGAAATTTTTAGTTAGTAAATTAAATAATATTTCAGTTTTATTAAAAAATACATAAGAAAAAGGAGAAGGTAATATTGGGGTATAGTACAACTTTTAATCTAACAATTCATACAGGTGATAAATCAATCAAGGATATCTATAATGAATGGGAAGAAGGGAAGTTTGATTTTGAAGGATTTGATTATGCAATTGACGATAATGGGGAAATGTGTGATAGCGTAAAATGGTACGATCATGAAAAAGATATGAAACAGTTATCATTGCAATACCCTGAAGTGATTTTCTTACTAAGTGGTGAAGGTGAAGAGAATGATGATATCTGGAAAAAGTATTTTAAGAATGGAAAAATCCAAAGCTGCTATGCAAAAATCACTTTTGATGAATTTGATGAAAGTGAATTAGTTTAAATAATAATCACATTTTATAAAAATTGGAGGAAGATAGATGCATAAATTTTATAAGGATTTTAAAGAACTGATCCTTAATCAAGACGAGTCAACTAAAAAGACACTGATTCCATACTACAAAACATTAATTCAACTTAGTAATTATCAAGAAATAAAAGAGCTTTTAGATACGTATCAGGAAAAAGGATATATCATTGACTTTAATGATGCTGATGAAAATGATTCGTATTCTAATGGATGGTTGGAGATTTACAGTCATAATGAAACTATATCATTTACTATTGAATTAGATATTGGTGATATGCGAGGTGGCTACTGTCAATGTAATCCTGATGATGAAGGTTATAATGTAATTAAAGATTGCTGCGGAGTAAACTGTGATGTACAATTACCAAAGGTATCCATTCTAAAAGAAGTTAAAATGATTAATCATGAGTTTCAAGGACAAGAGTGTAATCTATGGGCTTTAGAAGAAAAGTGGTTAACATCTTTTGAAAAAGATTTATTACATAAGAAAAAGTTAGAAAAGGTAAGTAGTATAGAGGCACAAATTGAGCAATTACAAAAGGAATTGGCTGCGGTTAAATCTGATCTTAAAAATTAATTAAATAAATACATAAAAATACTTGAAATAAAAAATGATGATGTTATAATAAGAATATAGTTAAGAAAGGGAGTGAGGACAATGGTCAGTAGATTGACTTATGATCAAGAGGTTGAGATTCTTAATGAGCTAGATATATTAAATGAACAGCAAGAATTTACTCGTAACGATGCTGTTTGGTGTGATAAGACAATCAAAAAGCTGCTACTAGAATTACATTTTATAAGAAATGATATTATTAATAAAAATACATAAAGTAAGGTGATTAAATGGTAGAAACTACATTAGAGTCCAATCAAGTACAGCTAACATCACAACATAGAATTAGCTTTGATCGCTACAATAAAACACTAAGCTTCAAATATCAGAAACGTGGTGGGAAAGGGAAAAATGCACCATTAGTTGATGAGTACGCATATGGCAATGAAAAGCACTTTGGTAACTTTAAGGTATTAATGCAACGTTTATTAGAAGAAGAATTTAGAGAAGGATTAACTTCTGAGGATATTTCAAATGTTGATAAATTTATTGCAGCATTAGACAAAGCATGTGCACATGTTGATGAGGTTGCTAATGAAATGTATGAATACATAAAAGATAAAATTGTAATTAATCTAGGAGAATCTACAAAGGGTAGAGGAAGGAAGAAATCAACAGAGGATGTAGAAGAAACAGAAGAGGTCGATGCTGATTGACAAAGCGATATGTTGGAATTGACCCCTCATCAATGACAGGCTTCTTTATACAGGATGAAAAAGGTAAGATTGTAGTTGAAACTGATTTATTTTATACATACAAGAAAGACCCAGAAAGAATGATCTATATTGCTGAAGAGATAATTAAGAAACTAAACATAAAAACTGATATCATTTGTATCGAAAACTTCAGTTATAATTCGTTAGGACAAGGTATTGATTATCAGTTTGGAGTAGGGTGGATTATAAGGGAGCATCTTCATAGGGCAGGATTCACTTATTATGATGTGGCTCCAAAAACATTAAAGAAATTTGCAACTGGAAATGGAAACTCTTCTAAAAAGACAATGGTTGTACCAATAGAAAGACGATGGGGATTTAAACATCCAAGTGATAATGTTACTGATGCTTTTATATTGTCAGAGATCGCTAAAGCCATTGATCAAGGTAATGAATACGTTGGATTAAGAGAGTATGAGAAACAAGTAGTGAAAGTAGTTAAAAATAGTGTTTTGAATAAAGAGCAATGGAAAGAAATCAAACCTCCTCCTTGGATGAATAAAAGGAGTAAGTATTATTTTAAACGTGAAGGGTTAGAAGAAAAGGATTGTCTTATAGAAGATAAATGAGATATGATACATAGGCTAGTTAAACTATCGAACCATGAGCGATGTAAATAATTAAAATTTAACTATTCGTAGGTAAATATAAAATAACACATGTTCTAAACTCATCAAATGTTCTCAATAAAATCCTAATATTATTTAAACTTTAGTTAGGTACATTGTGATCGGTTCGATAGTTAAGTGATAAAATACATAATTGAAATGGAGAGATTTATTTATATGGCTAAGAAGAATAAAGGCGAAATTAAGATTAACAAAAAACACGAAGGTAAAGAGTTTTCAAATAGTTTCCACTTTGTGGGGAAAGTTAAACCAGTGCAAAAGAAAGATAAAGATACAGATAGTTGGTATGATGTTGAAATCTTCGACACTAACAAAACGCAAACTGATAAAGACCGTCGAGTATTACAGTTTATTATTGAAACAGCATTTAAAAATGAACTTAAAGTTGAACTAGCAGGTATGGAAATGAAGGATGCCTATGCTTACAGTTCAACTCATAAGAAAACAGCAAAACTTGATTGGAATGATCGTTTAGATAAATCTAAATATCCAGATGAAACATATCATTTAATTCAAACTGATTGGGACAAAACAGAACGCCTTGGAAAAATTGTAGAAAAAGATATGTGGGTGGAAGTAAAGGGTAAGTATGAATTTAGTTCATTTACTAATGATGAAGGTGAAGTAATCAATAATGTTAAACGAATTATTGAACATATCGTTCCACTTAAAAATGGTGAAGTTACGATTAAAGGTTTAACAGAAGGAGATACTTTCAAAGCCTACGATTCTGCTGAAGATGGAAATTACTTAGGTATGGGTAAAGCCAATAAAGAAGGCGTAGCAACTGTTCGTGTAGGATGGTTAAATCCTGAAGGTGGAAAATTGTATTTAACTAAAGTCATTGACAATGTAGAAGGAAAACGAGCAGAACAAGAATATACTTCAACAATAGTAGAAGGTGAACGAATTACAATTAAAAATAATGTAGATAGTCAAATTGGTTTACCTAAAGCAGACGGCAGTAGAGGTTACAATTATGTTTCTTATGTACGAAATTTTAAAGATGAGAATTTTACAGAAATTAACTCATTTGAAATGCAGTTAGGTATTAAATCTACATATCAAGATGAAACAACTTTAGATACTAAGATCAATGGAGTGTACTTAGATTATGGTAAAGACAAGTCAGTCCCACGAGATGTTGAGTTAGTAGTTTACTATAAAGAAGCAGAAGAAGGTAAAACTCCATTTGCTACAGCATTTGGACGACTAAATCACTTAGACTTCCTAGTAGTAGAAGGTATTGATAATAATCGAGCAGAGTTTACTATGGTAGAAGTAGCAGAAAAAGAAGACGATAATCCGTTTGAAGATGTAAGTGAGAAAGTTACAAGTTATGAGCAAGCTTCATCGGGTACGAAAAAAGGTTTAGAGGTATTACGTTATATTCAAGGTACTTTTGCTCGTGAATTACTGAATGAAGATGAGATTACTTTAAATCAAACAAGCAATGAAGATCCATTTTCAAAATCACCAATTGAAGTTAGTGAGGATGACCTTCCTTTCTAGATCTGAAGACCTAAAATATATCTGAAAAAAGTTTATCTATTCCTTGAATTAAAAATAAAAATACATAAATTAAATGGAGAGATTTATTTATATGGCAGGATTCCGAGACAAAGTAAAAAACAATACACCAAAGGTAGAATTACAAAGTATTACAACGCTAGTGGCAGGAGGATACAAGACAGGTAAAACACGGTTATGGAAGGAAGTAACGGAGCTACATTATGCTTCACCAGATGATGTACTGTTGATGGCATTTGAAGACGGCTATGAAACATGGGAATTAGATAATATCGTTCCGTTACATGAACAAGGTACTGACGATACGCTATGGAAAGTATGGGATTATTTCAAGAAAACCGTTGTTCCTGAGTTAGTAAAAGAGGCAAAAGAAAGTCGTATTACAAAGTTAATAGGAACAGATACAGCGGACAGAGCGATTGATGCTTGTACAGCATGGCTGTTATATGATCGTGGACGAAAATACGGAAAAGTATTTGCATCTCTTCAAGAAATTTCAGACAATACATCTGAAAATGGATGGGTTATCTTAGGGGAAGAGTTAAAGAAACCGTTTGAAACTTTAAAAAATGCAGGTTACGGACTGTTTCACATCGCATGGACTAAAGAAAAGGAAACAACTTTACACGATGGTAAGAAGTATAACTCTATTCAATTAATGATGAATAATACTGGACGTAAGGTATTTGAATCACAGGCATCACTAATTTGTTGCTTATTCAATGAAACATCAGTATTAGATAAAGCAGGTAATGAATTAGATGAGAATATTAAAGATAAAAAAGGTAAAGAAAAGGCAACTAACTTCCACGATACACGTACAATGATGTACTTCCGACCATCGGAATATGTTGAAATTGCAGGAGGGCGTTATACTGATTTACCAGAAAAAGTGGAATACAGTGCAGAAAACTTTCTTAGCGTATTTGAAGATGCAGTAAAAGGTCAGTTAAAGAAGACTACTCAAACAGTTGAAGAATTAAAAGAGGAAGAACAAGTTGAACGAGAAGAAAAGGTTAAAGATTTTGCTGATAAATTAGAGAATGATCCTGACAAAGTGTTTTCTCAAATTGAGGAAGTTATATCTACTATGACACAAGAACAAAAGATTAAAGCAGGGGCAGAATTTGAAAAAGCTTTCAAAGTGAAGAACTATATGCAAGAAAAAGGTAATATCGAGAACCTTAAAAAAGCTTTAGATATTGTAACAAAAATTGTATCTAAGTAAATACATAAATAGGGTAGGATAGTTTTATTCTACCCTCTATTTTTAACTAAGAGGTGAAAGAAATGCCAAAATGCCAATGGTGTAAAGATATTGGTGAGAAAGAAAAAATGTATTGTGATGAGAAACCAACTGGAAAATTTAATAAGAACGGATCGCCTAAAATGTTTAGAAAGTATTTTCATACATCATGTCATGAATTGTTTTTAGATGATAAAGAATATAAAAGAATCGAAGCTGATAAGCTTAAAAACTTATATGATTACCTATTAAATCTTCATGGACTTATATCTTTAGATGAGAGAATGATGGAAAAGATACAGGATTTACGAAATGGAACAATAAAGATTAATAATAAGAAGGTTAAAAAATATAAATCAGGTGTTCCTTATGAATTAATGCTTCAGTCTTACCGATACAATGCAAATACAATTGATGATGTAGTACGTAAAATGCATTTTAAAGAGAAATGGAACGAATTCTCGTATGTGTTTGGAATTATAACTAAAAGTGTTAACGATATTAATATTATGAATGAACAAAAAGAGAAAGCAGAAACCTTTAAAAGTAAGGTGTCAGTAGAATCAATCGAAATTAATGTCAAAAAG